AGATTGGGATACAGAGAAAATGACCAATGTGAAGCACATGTTTATGAATTGTAAAAGGTTGAATAAACCTATTCATCTGAACCTAAAAAAAATAAGTGATATGTCATTCATGTTTACCGATTGTACAGAATTCAATCAGCCTCTAAACTTTGATGTAAGTAAAGTGACGAATATGGAAAATATGTTCCAGTATTGTTCTAACTTTAATCAGACACTGCGGTGGGATGTGAGTAATGTCTTAAAGATGAATCGAATGTTTTCGGGGTGTCAAATGTTTAATTCACCGCTTGTCGGTATCACTGAACCTCATTGGGATGTATCTAAAGTATATGACATGGCTGAAATGTTTGAGAATTGTGATCATTTTAATCAGCCCTTAGTATGGGATGTCGCACATGTAGAATATATGTATGGGATGTTTTCAAACTGTAGAGATTTTAATCAGCCTTTAGCATGGAACTTAGACCACCTGGAGAGCTCTAATCTCATGTTTGCGAACACACCCGCATTCAACCAAAATTTAACTCAATGGGATATGACCTATATAATGGATAAAGAAGATATGTTCGTAGGGTCTGGAATAGAAGACCGAAATCTACCTAGAGGAATTGACCCAGTCGAACCTGTAGAGGCCGGACCACCCGTAGAGGTAAATGCCTATCAAATCCACCAGTTCTCCGCAAAAGTTGATATTGAACGACTGAATGCTTTTTTTCGTTCCAAAACAGTGTTTCAACCTGAAACGATTGAACCGATTTCGGAATTCCTTTACAGTGGCTTGAATAGAATGATCCAACAATTGGACACTTATGCTACTGAACAGGAGACGGAAAAAATAAAGGAACTAGACGTATTGAATGATTATATCAATACGGATACGAACTCAGAAATATATCATCTAATTGTACCCTCTTCTATAAAGGAAACCATCAAGAGATTATACCAGAAAAGGAAAAACATTCTTGACAAGATCCATACTTCCAAACGGTTGAGACAACCCGTTCATTACATGAAAAAGATTGACCGATTATTGTCCATGGCAACCATGAAACGTAAAGAAGCACTAGAACTAGAAAAGAGTTTGTTAACTGAACTAGACCAAGTGGAGAAAGAAATCAAGATGATACGTATGGACAAGAAGAAGAAAGACAAATTATTGGTTCTTTTGGAAGAACAAGACAAAATAAGAGTCCTTTCAGGAAGAAAGAATTTACTCGAATATGAAATCAAGAATGAGAGAGACAAGATTGAGAAGCATCATAAGGACCTTGACAAAATTATGCGAAATGTATTGTCCCGTCTTAACTTTTCGTTGTATTCAGAGAAATGGCGTATTTCCATTCTATACACATTGGACTATGTAGAGAGACAGCCTCTATTGTTTAAAAAAGCCTACATGGAGGCATTCTTAAAAGACTGTGTCAACGCATACGAAGGCGTATCAGGAATGAGCTGTGCTACGGGGGTACTTGAACGATTTGTCATTTCTCTAATGGCTGGTTGTGGCGCGTCTTTATCTGTCTCAGAAAATACAGAATATGAATACATCAAAGGGATAGTCGAGAATGGATTAAACAAACTAATCCCAGAGTATATACTTAAATGGTATAAATTACATAGCCATCCGCCTCATCGTTTCACGAACGAGACAAGGGAAGAGAGACTAAATAATCTAAAACAGTATCTTCTTTACTTTTTTCCAGAAAACGAAGAACTTATCATGAAACTCATTCCTGAATATGCGATTGATGTAGACGATGACGACTTTGCATATAAAAAGGAAAACAGCGCAGAACGTATCAACATGAACGAAGTCTACGCGTCAGGTTCTCCTAAAGAGGAACCAAAACCCACTCGCTTGACCAGGCTAACACGATTCATATCTATACCTAAAAAAAGAGAGTCAAAAGTAACAAAAAAGATTGTAAACCCAGTTAATCGTATCAGGAGAACCATTGCGAATCGTAAGACGAAGAGTCAGAGACCAATACCGAAGCAAAGGACTGGAACATTGAAAAAGGTACCGCTTAAAATAGGTAGTGTAGTAGGGACCGCGTTTGGATAATGGTCTTTCTTTTTATCGCTCTATGGTATGGAACACCCCATACAATGGAGTATTGAACACGAGACTATTTTATCTGAATGGGGAGACAAAGCGTTATGTTATAAATGGTTACATATGAAAAGTAAGACAAAATATCAATACCTACACAATATATACACCATTCCTGTGATCATCATGAGTACATTGACGGGTACAGCAAACTTTGCTCAAGAAAAGCTTCCGTCACAATACATATTTTATGCCCCCGTATTCATAGGTTGTATTAATATTTTAGCTGGAATTATTACCACCATACAGCAGTTTTTGCATATTACTGAGCTTTATGAGTCACATCGCGTAAGTACCATCGCTTGGGATAAATTCTATCGACGTATCAAGCATGAGCTCTCTAGAAAGCCTTCCGAACGAACACACATCAGTGAATTCATGTTGACGGCAACAGAAGAGTATGACCGATTGATTGAGACTAGTCCATCGATTGACAAAGATATTGTCTCCATGTTCAAAAGTACTTTTGATGGTTCTTTTACAAATTCAAACATCAAATCCATGTTTAAAGAACTAGCCAAACCAGATATATTGGATAATCTTGTATCCATAAGAAAAAGCATTTACAAGAACCCCGAAGAGCGTATCAAGGAAACTATTTCGACACAGATACAGAATGACCTTGGAACAGATAATAACATTGTTAATCAATATAAGAAAATTCAAGAGTTTTCCACACGATTTCGAATACAACTTTCAAGAGAACCAACGCGTAAAGAGTATATAGATAATCTTCAGGGTATTCCTACTCAATTTATTGATACATTTCTAGAACAAGTCTAACTATTTAAAACTGTGTCACGAGCGAGGTTCGAAATACAGACTGGCTAGGGGTTAAGCTTACATTAAATCCGCAATATACAGCAACTTCTACGCGTTCATCCTTGTTTAGTTTTACCACTTCGTTCATGTTTTGTATAAAATTGGTTGTTCTTACATAAGGTGATGCGTATTTAACACTTACATTTGTTGGATTGTTTGTTTGTATAGATGAATACCATTCGGTCCTTATACTAGAGGTAAGATTCAAATATGCGTCTACGCGATAATAGCCGTTTTTAGGAGCAATATAAGACGCATTAAGTAACAATTTACTACTGTATCCTGCCGAATTGTAATTCAGTTTCTCTTCGGGGATGGTATAGACATTCCATAAAGGATTGTAACCGAAACCATTGTCTACTTTTAGACTAGATACATTCACGCTCATGAGTGTTGTAAAACCCGAAACATTCAGGTTTGAATCTAACTGGGTTGAACCTCTTACCTGTAACGCACCTAAGAAGGACGCATTTTCTGACACGTTGAGGGTGGAATGTAAGAGAGTCGGTCCTTTGATTTGGACACCCTGTAAAAAGGAAGCATTGTCCGAGACATTGAGGGTCGACTGTAAGAGAGTCGGTCCTTTGATTTGTACCGAGCTTAGGAAAGAAGCATTCTCGGAGACGTTCAGGGTGGAGTGTAAGAGAGTCGGTCCTTTGATTTGAACCGAACTTAGGAAAGAAGCATTGTCCGAGACGTTCAGGGTGGACTGTAAGAGAGTCGGTCCTTTGATTTGAACCGAGCTTAGGAAAGAAGCATTCTCGGATACGTTGAGGGTCGACTGTAATACGGTGATACCTTTCACTTGAACCGAGCTTAGGAAAGAAGCATTCTCGGAGACGTTCAGGGTGGACTGTAATACGGTGGGACCTTTCACTTGAACCGATCTTAGGAAAGAAGCATTGTCCGACACGTTCAGGGTGGACTGTAAGAGAGTCGGTCCTTTGATTTGAACGGAGCTTAGGAAAGAAGCATTGTCTGACACGTTCAGGGTGGACTGTAAGAGACTCGGTCCTTTGATTTGTACCGAGTTTAGGAAAGAAGCATTGTCCGACACGTTTAGGGTGGACTGTAAGAGAGTGGTTCCTTTGATTTGAACCGAGCTTAGGAAAGAAGCATTGTCCGACACGTTGAGTATCGAGTCTAATACGGTGGGACCTTTCACTTGAACGGAGCTTAGGAAAGAAGCATTGTCTGAGACGTTGAGGGTGGACTGTAAGAGAGTGGTTCCTTTGATTTGTACCGAGCTTAGGAAAGAAGCATTCTCGGATACGTTCAGGGTGGACTGTAATACGGTGGGACCCTTCACTTGAACGGCACTTAGGAAAGAAGCATTGTCTGAGACGTTTAGGGTGGACTGTAAGAGAGTGGTTCCTTTCACCTGGAATGTACTTAAAAAGGATACATTCTCCGATACGTTCAAGCTAGATTGTAACAGCGTGGGGCCTTTCACTTGAACGGCACTTAGGAAAGAAGCATTGTCTGACACGTTTAGGGTGGACTGTAAGAGAGTTGAACCTTTCACCTGGAATGTACTTAAAAAGGATACATTCTCCGATACGTTCAGGCTAGATTCTAATACAGTGGTGCCTTTTACTTGAATCGCACTTAGGAAAGAAGAATTGTCCGATACATTTAGCGTAGAACGTAATAGGGTTGGACCTGTAATCTGTAGTCCTTCTAACAGAGTATCTCCTGCTACTTGTAAATTTCCCAAGAAAGAAGCATTCCCTTTGACCTTCAGTTTTGCGTTTAAGGATACATTATCGGATACGTTTAAAGTGCTTTGAAATAGCGTTTCTCCTTGTGTGAGTAGAGTTCCAAGGATGGATGTATTACCCGATACAAAGAGTGTATTTTGAAGTACTGCTGGTCCGGCCGACTGTATACCTTGTGACGATACGTTTAATTTACCAGTGATATATGCGTTTCCGCTAATATCTATAGAACGCTGGAACAGAGTAAATTCGGTGGTTGCTTCTCTGTCAGTTACCTCTGCATCAGTAAAACCAACCGACAAACTATTTACAAATACGTTTCGTGTTGTCATTATTTATAATGAATATAATTTATTTCATGATTATATGATAGCTTTATGTATCGCATTCTTACTCTTAGTCTTGGTTCTCCTATCTGTTCAAAGGGAAGGTTTTAATTGTTCCGTCGAAAAATGTAGAAAAGACCAATCCTATATCCAAAAAGATGATTTATTTTGCTGTTTTGACCCGAATGGTAAAAAAGAAAATCTACTCTCTAAGCAATCTCCTTATAGCAAATGTGAAATAAATCCTGGAAAAAATCAGATGACCTTATACGACTCCTATGGAACCCCCAGTGTATATGATACTCCTGTATATTATAATTGTAACCCTTATAATGTCTTGGTAAAAAAAAAATAAGAGACATTCTAATGAAGACTAGGCGATGGAAAGCACCCATCTATCGGAAAAGTTATCGAAAGAAATATGGAAGTTCTTGTTTTTTAGAACCTAGGAAATTGAGTTATCCTATCTGTACCCATGGACGACTCGATTGTAGGGCTCTTCAGGCTGCTCGATATTATGCAATGTTATTAAAGAACAATAGGGTATTAGAGAAGATACGTAAAACCCAGAAACATTGTATTAAAGCCAACACATAATAGATAGTAGAATGAAGGTACTCAAGCTTTGTGTCGCACTTCCTCACCTGAAGGAGTTGTATGACGGACTGATTGAACGTCACAACCGAGAGGTGGAACATAACCTTTATGCGAATGCGGGGTTCGACTTGGTGTTTCCAGAGACCCTTTGTCTCATCAGCGGGACACACAAGGTAGACCTCCAGGTTCGTTGTGCCATGTACGAGGAAGGCAAATCTCCCAGCGCATTTTACCTCTATCCTCGGTCAAGTATTTACAAGACCCCTCTGCGTCTTTCCAATAGCGTAGGCATCATCGACAGTGGATACCGAGGTAATCTAGGTGCAGTATTCGATGTGTCTGGTCCTTACGAATGTGTAGAAGGTCAGCGTTTTGTACAGATTTGTACGCCTTCATTGGAACCATTTAAAGTGATTCTTGTCGACAACTTGGATGAAACGAGCCGTGGTATGGAAGGGTTTGGGTCCACGGGTCTTTTCTAAAGTTATACCAAATCTAAAATATTAAGATAGTTAAATGAAATGTACTGCTGGCGAATATGCTACCTCACTCGGTATTCCGGGCCAAGGAGTTCATACCCATTACTTTGGTATTGCTATTTTTGATATACTGGCTACGATTCTGCTCGCCGAGATATTATCCTATTCTTTTGGATGGAACATCTATTTGGTTCTAGTCACTCTCTTTTTGGCCGGTATCGTCCTTCATCGTTATTTCTGTGTTCGAACAGTGGTGGACAAGTGGTTGTTCCCTTAACTGGTAACTTTACATTGGTTTTTCTGTAAACCCTTCTACATCGTTTTCTGAGACAATCGTCATTAAAATACTTTCTGGAGGCACCTTCATATAGGTATATTTTGGAACTTTATTGAATCTCTCTTCGAAATCTTTTATAATGTCTCGTAAGAGTATTTCAACATCTTTATCCTCAATGATATTTTCTTTTGAATCATTCGTATCCTTTACGACCATATCCTTTACAATACCTTTTATAGATGAAACAAATGCGAACATCCATCCAGAAACCTTTAAAACATTTCCGAAGGTAGTAAACAAACGATTTGCGTCAGCAACAGCATCGGCACCGCTTAAGGTTGCTACTATTTTATTACTGACTCCTTCTATCACATTTGGTACAGTAGTTTTTTTCAAGAAAGTAAAGACTGTTTGCATATGGACTATGAACGGCATTAGTACACCAACGTATGCGTCCTTTCCAAAAAAGCTAAGTATTTGAACGAATGACATGCCTTGAGGTAGTATATTACGCGTCCTAGTAAGTGCCTCAAGTGTCAACATCGATAAAAATATAAGGAGAATCGTATCCGGAGATATGATGGATTTCTTTTGTCTAAGAGGCGCATTCCTTTTTGTGGGTCCTGTTACAATAGTACTTATAGGTATAGCATTCGTAGACTGGACTGCCCCACCCTTTTTTCGAAATTTTTTTTTTGTGTAACCTCCTTTCATTGGTGCGATTAAAGATTTATCTAACCACGGTAATTTTTTTATCAATTCGGTATTTAATTCTTTCACATCATTCAATGCCTCATTTTTTACATATTCACGCATCTTTTCCAGAATATCCATCTTATATATTAGCCATATAAAAATTGAAGTCTCGATTATGAATAGAGAAGAGACAACATGGCTCGTATCTTCTCTATCGAAGGAAACATCGGCACCGGTAAATCTACCTTTCTTGAATTGCTGAAAGAAAACTTCAAGGACCGCGAAGATGTATGCTTCCTTCAAGAACCTGTGGATTTGTGGCTAGACTGTAAGGACTCAGAAGGTTCAGTTCTAGACCACTTTTACAAGGACCAACGAGCCTATGGATTCAAGTTTCAAATGCTTGCCTACATTTCGAGGCTTTCCATTCTTCGAAAAGCGTTGGCTAATCCTAAAATCAAGTACATCATTTGTGAAAGATGTTTATTTACCGATAAACATGTGTTCTGTCGGATGTTATATGATGACGGGATGATTGATGATATTGGGTATCAAATTTATCAAATGTGGTTTGATGAGTTCAATGAATATGCTCATTGTACACCGATTTACCTTCGTTGTGAACCCAAGGTCTCTTATGAGAGAACAATGAGTCGTGCGAGAGAAGGTGAAACAATTCCTCTTGCTTACCTTGAGAAATGTCATCACTACCATGAAGAGTGGCTGAAAGACGCAATTACTGTGGACGCCAATATAGAAAAAGTGAAAACGACACAGTGGATTTCTCTGTTTGAACAGCTTGTTCGTGAACCATCTAAAGGGAATATCTAGATTCATATGATTACTTTATATCCGCTCATTATTCAACAAATAATGAGAAATAATGAGTGGATTTCTTTTTTTTTATTAGCACGATATAGAAATGGAAAAGATACAGACCTTGGTAAAATTCAGTGAAGCCATACGTATTCTCATGCCTTTGGTCGAGACACCCAAAAATCATACTTCGTTTGAGAAAACAGCTTCGGGTCTTACGTTACTGCCTCCACTCAAGGACCCTTTATGGAAGATAGACAAGGAAGCATTGAAACAAACGATGAATTATATCTTTTTACTTTCTCATCAATGTTTTGTATTATCCGTAGTAGAAGGAAAACCTTCTATGTTTAAAATTATTCCAGAATTACATGAGAATTATAAACAAAAACTTTCCTTAGCCGTCAAGGGGTTGTCCAAGAATCCGCACATTACAGACAAACAGCGTTCAAAGATAGAGAAAATGAATCCTTTGCGTATCATGCAATGTGTTGTAAAAGACAAACTCAATACAGACATAGAGGACAATGAATACCTTAACTTGTTTCGAACCCTTTCTCTTCCGGACGGTATGTTTATTATGAACTTAACCGATGCCGTAATTGTACGTAAGGATAAAAAACATCCTTTTCCTATGGTCATGGGAGACATTCCTGCTCCAAAATATAGTTCGTTGCTTCCCATCTTGTCCATGTCTGGGCAAAAGGGTTACATGGATATTCCTATTCCCAATTACGATGAATTAAAAAATGTCTATGCCGAACCGTTGCCTTACGATACATGGACCACTGAATGGAATAAGAAGACAGACGTCCGTGCGGTTTTTCGAGGAGGTCCAACTGGATGTGGCTATACAGATGAAACCAATATGCGCATCAAGTTGGCTTTGTTGGCGAAAGAAGACCTTTTCAAGGATAGGCTGGACATTGGTATCACGGTCAATGACGCCAAAAAAATGACCATCGACACTGGTTCTGTTCGATTCGACCCGGTACATGGTCTGGGTATGTTGAATACAGGGATAAAACCAGGAACCTTCTTAACTATGGCTCAGCAAAGTAATTATCGTTACATCCTTCATGTCGACGGAAACGTAAACGCATATCGTCTTTTAACGAGTATGACGACAGGGTCTCTTGTGTTGCGTGTGACAAGTGACTATACCTCATGGGCAGAGAGATATTTAGAGGCAGGCGTTCACTACCTTGCTGTCGAACGAGATCTCTCAAACTTGGATACCTTGTTGACGTATTGTGAAAAGAACCAAGACAAATGTAAAGAGATTGCTGAAAATGGACGTGCCCTTGCTCGTAAAATGCTTACTAAAGAATTTATTGAAAATTACTTCCTTATGATGTTTAACCAATTTCGTTTAACCCGAGAAGAGTACGAAAGTATACAACCTAAAGTAGAACTGTTGACTCTTCCTTCCGAGGACACCCGTGTCTCATCTGCTCGCGTCGCGATGATTGTACCCCATCGAAACAATCTGGAACAACTCGAAAAACTACGCACTTTACAATCCTATGGTCTCGGTAAGCATCTATTGGATATTTATGTGTTAGACCAGAACAATGTGGATACCCTGAAACGTCCTCTCTTGTGGAATGTTGGATATCTCTTATCGAAAGAGAAACGTTATGACCGGTATCTATTTCATGCGGTCGATGCTTTACCTGACGAGACAATGTTCAAACAGTATTTTAAACATATAGATAAGGCAGTCTCTTTTGGACCCGGTGTCATGGGTCTAACTGGCGAGCAGTTTGAAAAAATAAATGGGTTTCCGAATACATTTATGGTAGGAGAAGAAGAGGCCTTGGTACAACGTCTTTCTATTCAAAAAATACCCTTCTATGCTGTATCTGAAGGTACATTACTCAAAGGAGACGTCAAAGAAGTGACGAGGTGGGATGAGTTAGCGGAAGATATGAAACGATATGCTATGAATGGAATAGAACAACTAAAGGGACTTTCCATATATGTAAAGCCCTATGAATACGATAACTTTATAACGACTTATCTAGTCGATAAAAAGAATCCAGAGAAAGAGGAACGGATTGTTTTGAAAGACTATATCAATCAACGTTCATTAGAGGAAGAATTCGCGCTATATCCTTACAAGGTAACCTATGTCTCTGAGAGAAATCAAATCGTTCCTTTGCGTAAGGTAAAAGAACCGGTCCCTGAGTCCGAACCGTTGGATCCCGTCTTGAAAGAGAGTATCAAGGACGACCATCTTTACGTATCGAACCTGGTGGTAGAAACCGTATCGGTTAAATTTGAACATTGTGGTAGAGACATGGAAAAGTATTTTTTGTTGTACGCAAGAGACCATTTGGAAGGTCGTTGTATCAAGGAAGGTTATGTTCGACCTGAAACGACCAAAGTAATCACCTACACTTCTGGAGGTATTCATGGTACTCTTATTGAATTCAGGGTATTGTTTTTAGTTCAAGTGTGTCATCCGTATGAAGGAATGCGTCTCAAATGTATTGTGGAAAGTGTCTCTAAGATTGGAATACGAGCGGTCATTCGAAAGGGAAATAATCCTGTTGTGGTCTACATGACGCGTGAATTGAATCCATCGATTTACATGGAAGATTATGAACTAGAACAAATGATTGAAGTCTCTGTATTAGGGCATCGTTTTGAGATGCGTGACCCTTTTATAAGTGTATTAGGATTCCTCTTGAAGTGAACTTTGTATGATACGGTTTACGAGTGCGTCTTTATCACATAAATATAACAATCCTCTTCTTTTGTCTCTGTTTTCTTCTGGATTTCCATGGTCAAAGTCTTGATATATCTGGCTATAATCCAATTCTCGTAAGTTCGATAATTCAGAGTAATTTTTTTCACGGATTCGATAGTCTAATTCCACTGACACAAGATGAACCAAACGACTGATACCTCGATAGTATTGCGTCCAGGTTAAGTCTTCGAGTTCATTTAAGAGAATTGCGTTTGTTTGGTCTTGGGATGTCCAATCTTTCTTTCTCAATAGACGATGATATGGTTCCATTAGAACATAGGATAAGTCCATTTCTCATGATGAGGATATTATTCTATATTCTTTATTCTTTATTCTTTTAACCACTCATCCACAAATTCGTGTTTAGGGTCATGTTTCTTTGCTTGAAGTATCGGGTTCATAATCCTCTGAGCATAAGGTGCTCTGTCTGCTCCGGTTCCAGCAACCCATTGCCAATTCCCGTTGTTGATAGAAGGGTCATAATCAATCAAATGTGTTGCGAAATACTGTTCACCTTTACGCCAGTCTATCTTGAGAGTTCGTGTCAAGTAATTTGCCGTGACTAGTCTCCCTCGATTGGTCATAAACCCGGTTTGATTGAGCTGTCTCATCGAAGCATCTACCAGTGGAATGCCCGTCGTTCCTTCTGTCCAGTTCTTCCATCCAACCGGGTCGTCTACCCATGTAATCGGGTCAGATTTAAAGGAACTTCTCTCTTTCAGAACTCTCGGAAAGTAAAAAGTTAAATAATAAAAGAATTCACGCCATATCAATTGAGTGCGAAACTCCTCATCGTCGTTTACCTTGTATGCTTCCCTTATACTGACACATCCATATTTCATATAAGGAGACAATTCCATGGGTCTCTGCATGTCGCGAGTGAAAGGACGTCTCAAATGAACCAGTCCCTGTTTTCTTCCTCCTCTCAGTTGGTCATGTTGAGGTATCTTGGGCTCATAGCTGCTTGGATACGAAAGAAAATTGGCGGAGGTAGTATGAGGGTCGCGTGGTGTGTATTGTAATGCCTTATTTTTAAATGCCGTGAATACAACATACGGTTTCTCATCTTTTTTCACAAAGGTACCCATGTTAGCCAGTAACACATCTTCTTCCATGATACACTCAATCTCATGTTTTATACAATAGTCATGTACCTTTTTGTCTCGTTCTATGGAATAGGGTGTATAGTCTTGATTAAAAGCCAGGGTTTTCAAGTCGAGACTCTTCAAGATATCCAGGGGTTCTCCATAAAAGAAAGAAAGGTCTCCTCCTCGTTTACGTAGTAGTTCACGTAGTTCTAAAAGAGACTCACACATAAACTGGAAACTTCTCTCGGAATAAAAAGGATTGTGTTTTAGTTGTGTAGGTGTAAAGATAAATATACATGTAATAGGTTCTTTTCTCTGTGCGAGTGAGTTCAATGCCGTATTGTCTAACAATCGAAGGTCACGTCTAAACCAGAACACGTTCATTATAAAAATTGAAGTTAAAGTATTTAAGTCTTTTCCGTAAAATGAACCTTTTCGAATTACTCGTTAATGTCCAAGGATTTCTCCTCTTCGCTCAATTCTTCTTGTTTGTCAACCATAATAATCCGGTTCGACATCTATTTGTAGCAATGTATGGATACATGTTCTATCTCTATCTAATGATGGACAAGCAGTGCGTCGTACCTTACACGGAACCTCGAAACTACACTCATGGAGAGTTCATATAGATATTGACCTAGTCGGGCAAAATCTTCATATTCTAACATATATATTCAATGTATACTTATTTTTTAACCGGGTGCGTTTATGTATAGAAGATGTATGAATACTTCCATGAGAGAGAGAGAAAGAATGTTTTACGAAGAAGGTATCACTCGCCAGGTAGTGCGACGCATTCAGGAACGAGCTGTTAAAGAGAAAGAGATATTGAACCGTTCTATTGAAGACTATCGAAGAAAGAAAGAAGAATCGAGAGTCGCAAAAGAAAAACAGAATTATCGTATATATGAACTGTATAAACAAGGAGACAATCATAAACATCTCCTTTATTATACCCATCCGTATACAATTGACATTGAATTGATGTTACGTATCGAAGAAGAGGAACGATTATATCAAGAAGACATTCGACGAACCCTAGAAGACTCAAGATGGTCAATAGAGGACAAGAGGAAAAAAGAAGAAGACCGAGACAATGTGGTCCATCGAAAACGGTTCGCATTTCAAGAATTAGGGTTTCATTTGAGAGTTTTAGAAAACTTACAAATCCATCATGAAGATCCACGTATACAATATGCTCTAGACTATTATCACAAAGAGGCTGTGATGAAAGAGATGAAACAAATCCATTTTTATCGTAAACAACTATGAATGAATATATTTCTTTAAGGACTATATATGAAGATTGTCTCTATCTTATGTAGAATATTGTGCACACGCATCGTTTCGAGAGAAAAGGTTCATCCGAATAAATAGAGCTTTTGTAATTTTCATTTTCTCTTGTAATCCTATGACCGATGAAGAACTTCGTGCTTTGTCCATTGAAGATATTTACCAGAATAGCATCGTTTTGTTTCAAGGTCTTGAATATTCCTATGTTCATTCCTTTGATGACTATATGACGAGACAAGCTCGGTATAAAAAAGATTATTCTTCAATATATCTTTATGTAAGTGAATTATGGCGCAGAAAGATTTTTCCGTCAAAGTCCTTTATGGAAAGGTTTGTCTTGTATGAACAGTTGTTTATATGTCCATGTGGTGCTCCTATACAAAAAGAATTCCTTCCTTTGAAACCGTCTAGATTATGTAAGACGTGCGTCGAAGGATGTGTGAAAACATTTAATTCTTCCGGATTTGTCCTTCAATACAAAGAGCAACAATATTATTCAACTACTCCTGAATTGATTAAACAGCAACAGATTAGCTATTATAATGAGCTTACTAGAGAAATAAAACAGGTATCTCTCTATCTGCTTCAAGAAGATATCTTTTTGAAGCAGACCACTCGTATGAGACAAACAATATTTAATAGTCCCGACCTTACCAAAGAACTAAACGATATGCTGGAGTTATTATTAGAAACCGTATCCATGTCATTTTTGAAGGAAAACCTGTCCGCGACCCATTATCGTTGGATAAAGATGGAAATGTCAGAATTGTTAGTAAAAGAGCAGTTAGAGTTGTACAAGGCATTAAAAATGTATATAAAGGAAAAAGAATAACTAAAGTATGTACCAAGTGAAGTGGTTCAACAAGCGAAAGGGCTACGGCTTTGTGTCGGGAGATCTGTTCGTG